AAATTCAATATTCTTTTGGCCGTAATAAATAGCCAAATTGCCATTCCAGTCTTCCCATGTCATATAGTCCGGCAAACATGGAAAAAACTGTTGAAAGTTTTTAGGGGCGCTCATCGCCAAACTCTGCAGTAATTAAGTTACGACCCATTTCAAAATTACCGTCAATTACGTTAGATTCAAATTTTAAACGAACTAAACGGTATTCTACACGTAAGTCGATTTTACCAGTATCTTGGTTAAAGTAGTATGGTCCTGCAATTTCTTGCATGGGGCTGCCAGCAAACTTACGACCTAAAATGCTCATAGCCATTGTACCGGATTGCAAAAAGTTTGGCTCAACACGACGCAAGTGCATACGTCGGTTAACACCAACTAAACCATCTTGGCTAGGTGTGCCTGTTAACCAGCCAATGTCGCTGGTAGTAATGCTAGAATAAACAGCAAATTCACCATTTAGCGCAATTTCATTTTGACCGTATTCATGTTGCCAAATATTAAACCCACCTGCAACGCTATATACTGATTCTCCAACGGTTGGGCTAGGGGAAAAGTTTTCAGCAACAGTTACCCGAGTAACACCCGGTGGAACTACAGTTGTGTTATAAATATTGGTGCTATTTGTAATAACATAAGTTTTATTAAAACTGTTTGTAGTGTTAAATGATACTGAGTCACCAGGGCTAAAACCAATTGTTTGATCCCCAGCTAAATAAAACTGATTAGCATTTGGAGCTGGTAAACTAGCTGGGTGTGCAATAACATTAAATGTTTTACTAAAAATTGGATTATAATTCCAATCAGCCCAAATAGGTGTTGGGAAGATTTCTGTGGTGTATCCACAAGAACGTTGAGCACCGGTTGCTTGACCAGCATCATACCAGAGCTTGTCTTTTACGTTATAAATAATAGCATCTGTACATTCTGTTGCGGTGCCACGGGGGTAAAAGAACCAAATCTCATTATAGCGTGGAATCTTAGTGGCCCACACTTTTTGGCGTTGTTCGTAGTTAATGTTATCAAACAACCAGTTCACGTTTTTATCGTTTGGTAATACTTGTACAGAACCATTGTATAAATAGAAACGATCAACACCCATCCAGAAATAAATTCCGTCCATCTCCACAACAGCATTGGAAGACATGATAGAGATTTGGCTAGAAATAATATCGTATGTCCAATAAATTCCAGTTGCTTGGGAGTTAAAAGAAGCACGAATAAGGGAGTCAGTAGCCCAAAATAAGCCAGATGGTGAGTTAGTACCACCACGCATTGGCACACCCTTAACAATCTTTGATGAGGCTACGTTTACCTGATTGGCAAATGTGCCGTTCCAATCATAGGGGCTTTGAGATGCGTATGTAGTGCTTACATTATTATTGGCGATAAAGCCACTAGAACCGTAAACAAATATAAATGGATACAGAACACAAACGCCGCCGTCAACACTAATTGGTTTATATGTTGGGTTTTGACCTGCGCTGTCAGATAGGCCAGTAAAGTTCCAGGTATCTGTTGCGTCTGGCGTAATGTTTCCAATAAGAACTTGACTTACAACGCCGTTATCAATATTTTGTAAATTATATCCGGGATGTGCTAATACTTGAAGATTGCCGCCAGATGGGCTAAAGATTGAATCAAATTGCCAAGTAACTCGATAGTTACCAATAGATGGGTCTGTTTGAAGATCTGCGTCTCCGGTAAATACCGGAGTATTATCTAACCATGCTTTAGCTGGAGTACCGGAAATAGAACCACCAGTAACGTTTACTGTGGTGTTTGGAGAGGTGTAGGAAGATGTGCTTACTATATAAACAGTAGGTGTACCAGTCTGGCTAAAAATAACTTTAGTACCAGTTGGGAATAAAGTTGTTTGGTTACCAGCGACAACAAAAGAAGATGTTGTATTAGACACCAATGTAAAATAAACAGTGCCCGGTAAAATGTTTACCGTAAAAGGGCCGCTACCTGTGGCATAAGTTGTACCGGTTGTAAATATATCTAATTCTTGATAGTTACCTGCAAAAATGTAGTTGACGCCGTTGAATGGTTGCGCAACTAAACCACGGTAAATACCAACTAGGCTTTGAAACAGTGTGCGGTAACCGCCCATTTTTTTAGGGTCGCCACGTTGAAAACGGCACCATACACCGTCAGTGTATTGGTCGTTTTGAAATTGGGTACCATCGCGTTTAATGCCCGCTGGAATAGCCAGGGAATAAATTGATGTATATTGCGAGGTGTCCTGTTGCTGATTATCAGCCGCCATTTAGAACGTCCCACCATCAATAAGTTGTGCGTTTAATGTTGCGTTTACAGTTACAAGAGGTGCGGACAAGTTTGAATTATCCATTTGAATAATTTCATGGCCGTTAGCTGTCAATCCAAGAATAGAAGAACCTACAAGATACATACCTGTTGCAGTGTCATTATTAAAAGAATATGATGGAACAGAAGCTGTACCATTTGCTGCATAAAATAAACCAGCAGACGAGGTAGTTAAAGGATAAAGGTTTAAACCATCGCTAAGAATTGTTTGAACTGTGCCGGCCGATAGTATTAAAGGAGGTTGTGAGCTTCCTTGATTTTGGAACGTAATATTATAGCCAGTTTGGTTTGTGTTATTAACCAGAATATAAATTTGAGTAATAGCGGGTAATGTTACTGCTAAAGTGCTAGTACGTGTACCAGATTGTGCAATATAAGTCTGAATAATTGGGGCAAAAGAAGTTAAGCTAAATGTGTTACCCGGAATGGTATCAACGTCGTATGTTGCCGCTGTAAAAGTTACATTGTTTACTGGCGCTAATCCTACGGTAATAAAACCACCACTGTTGGTATCCAACATAATAAAACCAGAATCGCCGGGGTTTGCTACAATAGTTGTTAAACCATTAATAGTATTTGGAGATACCGGATTAATGTTTAAAGAACCTGTTCCGTTATTACGAAACCCAATAAACCAACCTGCTGATAAACTAGAAACAATTGGAAGTGTAAATGTTCCAGCCCCTCCATTCCAAACAAATGTAGCCGCACGGCTGGCATCGTTAATTACCGGAGATGATGTTAAATCAACAGGATTTTGTGATGTTGCTAATTTACCAGATATGGTTGTTAAACCAGAACCAGCTAATGATGCTGCATCTGCGTATGATGTTCCAGCTGCAAAAGTTACATTATGCCAAACACCAGCTTCAGTAGTGTTATCTACTAAATAAACGTATTTAGATATACCAACAGGAACAGTAAATGAAGCGCCGCTATCGTAATCTGTAACAGTAAATGCTTGAGCACCTAAGTTACGAAACAGAATATCGGCACCTAATGTCCCTTGATTACCTGGAGGAAGAGCAATAGACAGGCCAGAAGAAGAAGCAACGCAATCAATAATTCTTGCAGCAGGAGTTTGAGAATTATTAACTGTAGAAGGCCAAAAAAGTTGTGTATTTGAACTAAATGCAAGAGCATAGTAAGACACATCTGTTGCTGTAACAACGGTTCCTGTAAAAGGTGATACGTAAACTGGAGTAGTCATATATTAGGGTTCCTGTACCGAAGTGTTACGATCCACCCGGCGAGAATTGTCTTCTTTCTTAAGTGCTGCAATAGCATCTGTGTAATAGCCCTTCCAAACAGGTAATTTATCTAAGGCTTTTAAATATCCTTGAGCTTGTAAAAGTGCTCCGTACAACATAGCTTGTGGTGCAATGGCAGTCCATAAATTCTGTTGATTTGTTTCATCCAATGGCTGCACTTCGGCGTAGTAGATAATTTCTACTGGGTAGCTTGTATTTGGTGCTGGTGCAAAATTCCAGTTGTTAAAATCGTACTCTGAATAGTACTGTGGCTGGCCGTTGCTAGATTCTGAAAGATACTGAGCTACATAATCTTGGCTACGAAGCAGCACTGGTTTACCATTAACTTTCATAGAAACAGTTTTACGCCAACGAGCTGGCTTATTAAGTACAGTCTGGTTAGTTGCTAGATTGGTTTCTACTACAATAAGCTGGAGGTATGTTTTAAGTTCAGCAGCAATAGAAGATTCTGCTAACGCAATAAGGTTAGGAATCTGCGCAACAAAATCTGCGTCATCACGCTCCATGTATTGCTGGATATTTAAAACCAGCGAATCGTAGGTCATTATTACGCTCATCTTGTGTAATAGCTTATATTAGGTTGGAAGTAAATAGGCGATTTATCACGCTCTTCGTTATTAGCTTGCATGAAATATTTCTCTGCCAAGCCTTCTAAATATTGAATACGGTTTGAATCTACACCAGGTATCTGAAGAGATAAACGATGTGATAGTGTAGCTTGCACAGAGTTAATCCAACGATCAGGAACATAAATTTGGTTTGTTAATGAACCAACATCTTCCATTTGTTTTTCAACAAGAAGCTGAAACATTTGAAAATCATTATTTGGCACAGGCCATAAATACATTGAAGGCTCAATGGTTCGGTCATACCAGTATTGTAACGAACGAACCGATGGAAACTGTTTGTTTGGTAAATTCCAGTAATCATCGCGGTTTAAACGGGCCAAAGGAATAACTTGTTGGCTGGTTGAAAACACAATTTGACGAATAGAAAAAGTTGTTGCTACTGTTTCACGTAATCTATAATATTTGTATGTTGGGGTAATACTAATATTAAAATATTGCCATTGTTTATCAGATAATGTGGTGGCTGGAAATTGTTGTACAGTTTTCCAAGTAACACCGTCATTGCTTACTTCATACGCAAAATTGTATGTGGTTGTACCACCGTTAGCAGCGTAACCATTAAAACCAACGTAATAAACAGGCTGGGCAGATGTGTATTCAAGACCAAAATAGTTTTTACCTACAGTGGATGTGGAAACTAAATCTAAGTTTTGATCAAATACTGCGGGGGAGCTCGGGTTATCTACTGGTAAATATTCAGAAGCTGACTGGTTAATAATATAAACCCAGTTTGCTTCACGAACATCAATTGTGGTTTTTGGAAGAACCAATTGTTGCTGGGCTGTTAGGGCACCGTATAATTGGTTTTCCAAAAGCCAAAGATTAACGCCTAAATTGGAAAGATTTTGAAGGTTGTAAAAAAGCGCCTGTTTGCCAGCATTAACTAGCTCAGGCGTCATTTCCTCGGCAGCTTTGCCAGAATCACGAAATGCGTATGAAATTAGCTGGTCAACATTGATTGTTGTTTGACCAGTTGTGTTGCTGTACGCCATTTAGCGCCCCCTACCAGAAACCCGCTTTGGTAATGATTTAAGTTTGACGCCTTTGTCGGCTTTGTTAAACTCTTTGGCAACTTTAGTGGGCACACCAACCTTTTTAGCAAACTTAGGATTGTGAGCCGAAGCAGCCATCAAGCGCTCTTGTGCTTGGCTTTTGGATGGCATATTAGCATTTACCTTTAATTTTGCCGCCTTTTTTAGCACCTATTAAAGCAGACTGGTTAAAGTTGTTTAAGAAGTTTTTAACGCTTGGCTTAGCTAATAGATTATCCATCATGCCAGGTTTTTTCATTGCTGTAACACGACGCACTCTTGGAGTTGGGCGTAATGCTGTAGATGGGGCCACTGGACCTGCGCCAGGGATATCTTTGTTGAAAGCTGCAGCAGCTGGGCTTACATTGCCGCGATCGCTTTCGTCTTCAATCATAGCTGGATTAGGTGCTGTAGGAGCTGGTGCAGCAGCCGGAGTTGGTGTTGTTGGATTGCCAGCAGCGTCAGTCATACCCATACGATACTTAACAATAGGATCGTCACCAGTATAGCCTCCGTCAGCAAACTTTTTTACTTTTGCTTTGCCACCCTTCTTATATGGGTTACCAAGTGCATCCATACGACCTTCTGACATACCTTTACGAGCTGCATCACCACGTGAACCAAAGGCTTCGTAATCAGCTTTTGCTGCTTTTTTATCGCCTTCAGCCATGTTTTTGTCGTAGTATTTTTGTTGGGCTTCAGTTGCGCCTACTTGCTTACCACCAGCCATTTTCTTTACTTTGCCGCCGCACTTGTATTTGTTTGGTCCGCCTTTAGCACCAGATGGGGCTGTAGCTGCTTTACCAGATTCTTTGCTTTTAATATATGGGTCTTTGTGACCAGATGCACCAGTGGTTTTAGCACCAACATCTTTGCCTTTTACGGCAGCCTTAGAAGGAGCATCAGCTTTACCTGGTTTGATTAACTTGGTTTTGCGGATGTTATCTAAGTCGCCAGAGGATTTTTTAGCTTCGTAAACGTTGGTTACAGAGCCGCCGGTCTTGTATTTACGGACAGTACCGCATTCTTTTTTGGAACGGCCACCACGCTTTAACTTGGAAAGATCAGTCTTTTCACCACCATGCTCTTGTTTATCGTGCATAGCAAAGGCTTTTTTAACAATTGCTTTATCTTGCTTGATGTCAGCAGCATCAACTTCGCCGCCTTTTTTCATTTTGCCGCCGTAGCACTTAGCTACAGCCTTAGACACGCCGCCGCCTGTCTTCATTTTAACTATCTTTTTAAAGCCTTCCATGGCAATTCCTCGAGTAATTGATTAAAAAAGGATGATCAGTCCTACTTATACTAATGCAAAAAATGGGTGGTTTACGCCCCTAAAAACAATGCTCTTTCGCGTTTTCTGCGGTTAATAAGCACATCTGGCTTATTCCACATGAGGATGGCATCTGCCGCCCCCTGCATATCATTTGCGTTAATTTTCTTAACAACAGTAGACTTACGGAAGTTAGTCTCTCCAATATTGAAGCAAAGGCTGTATAGGGCGTCAAATTGGTTCTGTTGAAGGGGTACCTTCACCGAACTCTCTACGGCCTCGCTACACCACTTTAAATCGCTTTTAAGAAGCTCTTCTACCTGCTCGTCTGTCAAGGTTGCATGAATAAGGTCTTGCTCATCACTTTTTATGAGGTGGCCTACACCAATGGTCCACAAGCCCTTAGAGTCCTTGTAGGCCTTGTTACGGGCGCCTTCTTCTTTGGTTATAAAGTCTAGAGTGGATTTAGCGATTGCCATGATGTTTTCTTCAATCTGGGTGTATCGGTCTGTAAAGTGAATAGCGGCAAATACACCTAATATCCACAGTAGTATTACTACTAATTGTTTCATTTTGGCTCCTTACTTTGCATATAATAATGCAAATTGGGGGGGACGCGCCTATTTCAGTGCGTCGTATTGTTTATAGCAAGCGTCTAGCGCGCTTCTGAGCACGTCTGCTCGGGCAGCTTCCCGTTCAAGAAAAGTTGCATCCTCTGCAGAAAGGGACAACCCAGTTCCGCCTTGTCCATTTGCGGCGCCTTGGGCGCGACTGGGACGGCTACGCAGCCGCACAAGAGCATCAGCGAGGCTGTTATTGATAGAAGCAATTTGAGCATCTTTCTCTTTCCTTATTTGGTCAGCGGCTGCTTGGTGCTCTTCCTGAAGCGTTTGGGTAAGGGCTTGTTGCTCCGCTTTGTAACGATCAAATCGAGCAGCTTCCAAACTGTAGCCAAGATAGCCAGCGCCGCATAAACATAAAGCACAAAGTCCAATTTTTGCATAAGTTATGATTCCTAATGGGAACATAGGTCTGACCTATTACCTTTTTCTAAATTTGCTTTTTGTGATAAAATTTGCAAGTTCCAAGGTACATGTAACCCACAGATATCAAAACCCTGCAATGCAAATATATGATCTACGTGTTGCGGCCAAGGAAAAACTTTTTCTAATTCTTTAGCCATTACATAATACTCGTTAATTTCGTTAATTTGTTTTTTTGTTAACCAAAGTGGTGTTGCTTGTAGTTTGATTGCTCGGCGTTTTGCTTGCAGTGAGTTGTATTTTGCTCTGTTATTTTCTCTCCAGTTTTTAGACTGTTCTGCTTTTTTAGTGGCGTTCTTTTTATTGTATTGTTTTTGGTATTCTTTAATCCATTCGGGGTTGTTTTTGTTCCATTCACGAACTCTTGCGTGTTCTTTTTCTTTGTTATTCAAATACCAAGCACGTTTACAAGCTGCATTTTTAGCTGGATCTTTATACGGCACTATTGTTCCCCATTAGGCTCTGTGCGGCCCTTCATGGCCACACTGGCTCCACCAGCAGCTGAGACAATTCCTAATGACTCAGCCAGTTCACGAATACTTACGGTGTTGTGCATTACCTCATAAAAGGCTAATAGGATAACGGCAACCATACCAATTAACCATGTAACACGGCCAATATCGTAGGTGGTGTTATCTTTGCCAGTTAAGAGTTGTTTAAGAATTTCGTTCACTTGCGGATTTGGTCTAACTTGTCTTCTACGCGGTGCAGGGCCTTTAACACCTCTTCCCAGCGGTCTGAGAAATCGTCCTTGTGCATGTAGTTCTCAGCAAGGTGGGTGCGCAGGTCATGCAAGTCAATTTTCAGAGACTGTACAGCAGTCCAGAGCTCTTTTAGAAACCAACCAATTGCCACGAAGACAAGAGGCAGTATCATGTTGAAAAATTCTTGAAAGTTCATTTTTCTTATTATTTAGCTGTTGCCCAAGGAAGTGGTGTGTTTTGTGGGCTAACTGGTGGGTTTATGATTGATGCAATTTGACCGTCAATGTTGGCGTAGTAGTTAGCCTGATTGTCAGTAGCTTCATTAATCCAGCCTAATACGATAGCTTCGGTTAAGTTAGCGTAAGGAATAAACCCTGACTCTTTAGCTTCTTGGGCAAATTGGATGCTGCCGTCAATAGAGGCAGTATGAGTGCCGTCTGTGCCAGATACAGTAAAGAGCACATTAACCACATAATCAGGGTCGGGTGTGTTTACTGTGAACATCGAGTTAATGGTAGTTGTGTATGTTGTTGTCATTTTTATGCTCCTAATTTAGCTTTGAGTGCGGTTACTTCTGCGGATAGTTCTTTTACAGCATTAATTAAATGCCATGTGATATTTGATGTATCTACAGACATTACACCAGTAGATTCGGTTTTTACACAGTCTGGCAATACTAAAGCAAGCTCTTGTGCGATTGCACCGAGTTGAACACCATTGATATCAACAGCATTTTCTTTAGGCAAATCGGTTACTTCATCTGCTGTGCGGTATTCAAAATTGCGAACTTGAATTTTATTGATGGCATCAAGTCCGACTGTATTATCAACAATGTTCTTTTTAAGGCGTTGGTCAGATGTAATAGACCAAGTTGCAGAATTATTGCCTTGATATACGCCACCACCACCACAATAGATATAACCAGTATTTGTTCCTTTTCCAACTACAGCAGAACCAGCAGTTGCAGCTAAAACAAATTCTTGACCAACGCTTGCTGAAGAAGCAGTTGTCGGCCCCATATAAATATTGTTACTGCCTGTAGTTAAAGAGCCTGCTGATGCACTTCCTAAACATAAATTGGCTAATCCAGTTGTTATGTTATAACCAGCTTGATAACCTAATCCTGTGTTGTAATTGGCGGTAGTGTTTGCTTGAAGTGCGTAATCACCTATTGCTGTATTGTAAGAACCTGTGGTGTTTGTGTAAAAAGTTTGAACACCAATTGCAATATTATGAGTTCCAGTAGTGTTGAAAAACAATGGTGGATATTGTGTTGCATCACCACTACCTATTGCCGTATTGTATGAACCTGTTGTAGTGTATCGAAGTGCAGCATTACCAACGGCTGTTAATCCTGTAGCAGTAGTGGCTGTTCCAGCAGCCAAATTACCAACAGCAGTAACGCTACCACCTGTGCTTGCATATGCAGCTTGGTATCCTATAGCAGTTAATGCTGAATTAGTCGTATTACTATAACCAGCCTGATAACCTACTGCTGTGTTATTAGATGCGGTGGTGTTTGAGTTAAGAGCAGATTGTCCTATTGCTGTGTTATTTGAACCAGTTGTATTTGGATACATAGCAGAATCGCCAATAGCAGTATTTGAACCGCCTGTGGTATTGCTATATAAAGAATATCTGCCAAAAGAAGCATTATATATGCCAGTAGTAGTTAATTGTGAAGAATGAGAACCTACTGCTGTATTACTACCGCCTGTGGATGTAAAAAGCGCCTGATAGCCAACTGCTGTGCTATCACTATTGCTAACATTTGAATAAAGTGCTGTTGCGCCTACAGCAGTATTACTATTTCCAGATGTAGTTGAATAGGCAGCTTGTATTCCAAATGCCGAATTTGTGCCACCTGAAGTATTTGATGTTAAAGCACTTACACCAAATGCCGTATTATTGCTTACACTACCACCACCCTTACCAACAGTAAGTCCATTGATGGTAAAGTCTGCTGCGCCTGTGTCGCCGCCGGGGGATGTTATACCGTTTGTTCCGCTCAGAATAAGGGACATATTAAACTCCTACTTTTGCTTGAAGGGCAGCTACTTGAGTCTGCAATGTGGTGATAAGGGCTTGTTGTTCTTGGATTGCTTTAACCATTACAGAACAAAGAGCATCTAAACGCAAAGATTGAATTTGATTTTCAGCATCTTTTACACCTTCTGCTCCGCTAGGAATTATCTCTTGAACTTCGTGAGCAATAAAACCTTCTTTAATATCGTCACTAGCTTTAAACAAATCACCATAATTAGCCATTTGATAGGTAACGGGTCTTAAAGCCATTATTCTTTCTAAAGCAGGTGTAGTTTGTGTTTCAACATTTCGTTTAATACGATAATCAGAGGTAACGCTAATGTTTCCTAAATTCGAAGAATCAACCCATAATTGCATGGCAGAGCCAGTCCAATACAGATTGTATAAATTACCACCATAAGAACCACCTTGACCAGAGCGTGTGTTAATTCCTAAAGCTGCTTTTACATGAGGAGCAGAACCTCCAGCACTTGTTGTAGTACCAACCAACAAATTACCACTAGAGTCAATACGCATCCGTTCAGGAGCAGAAGAACCTGTACCAAAAGTGATATAACCAGAAGCATTGTCTGAACTAATTCCAACTCCTGCTGATGTGTTGGAATAAATTACTGCAGCATTAGCTCTGATTTGTGCGTATGTTGAATAGCCAGTTCCACCTATTCCATAAAGAGCAAAGTTAGTTCCATTACTTGCTCTGAATTCTGAAATAACCGATGTTCCAGCATTAGCATTTGTAATTTGAATTGCACCTTCACCAGCAATATTTTGTGAAACATCTAATTTATAAGCAGGACTAGTAGTACCAATACCAATGTTTTGACTTGTATCCATCGTCAAGCCTACAGTGCCGTTATTGCTGGCGAGCTGGAGGATGCCGCTAGTGTCGCCCGTGAGGTTTAGTGCTGTGCCGCTTGAGGTTCCTGCACTGAGAATTGATGCCATGTCTTACGCTCCTACTTTAGCTTTGAGTGCCGCAATTTCGGCTGCTTGGGTTGTTACTAAGGTGTTGAGTTCTTGAATAGCTTTAATAAGTGCTGGCACTAAAGCTGATGTATCTACAGCCCATGGGGATTTCATTGTTCCATCTTCGTTGTCTTGACCTTCGGTAACACATTCAGGAGCAACTTGATGTAATTCTTGAGCAATTACGCCAAAATCATTGTGATTGCCTGTTTCTTTCCAATCAAAACTGCGAATTTGAACAGAATTAATTTTAGACAATGCAGAAGGCGCATCAACAATATTTTCTTTAAGTCTTTGGTCAGATGTGGTGTTATAAGCAACTAAACCACCAGCACGATTATAAGAAATAGTTCCTCTTATTGTTGGTGATGTTTCTGTTTCAAAACTATGAAACACATTATTACCGCTATTGAAAGGAGCCCAAGCAGAATAAACAAATTGTGTTGCACTTCCGCTTGAATTTGTTGCTGCAGTAATTGCAGGATTTGTGCCAGTTGATTGAACTGTTAAATATCCATCTAAATATCCAGCAGTAGCAGTTAATCCAACATAAACCCTACCAATATTATCGCTAATCAATCTAGGATTACCATCACCATCAGATAACACAATGTAGTTACTTGCTGTACGAATGTCTAGACCGCCTTGGTTGCCACTAAAGCGACCAAGAATAGTATTGGCTGCACCTGAAGTTACAAGGTATCCTGAATCTGCACCAAGAAAAGTATTATGAGTAGCAGTTGCAGCATATCCAGCGTGAGAACCGACATAAACACTTCCATCTGCTGTGCTTGCATAACCAGCTTGCCACCCTAATGCAGTTAAGCCATTATTAGTGGCTGATGAATAACCTGCTTGCATACCAAGTAGCGTATTGTAAGTTCCAGTCGTATTACTATACCCAGCTTGATGACCAACTGCTGTGTTATTAGATGCGGTGGTGTTTGAGTAAAGTGATTGATAACCAATGCCCACATTACTGCTACCAGTTGTATTTGAAGTTAAAGCAGTATTTCCAAGTGCTGTATTGTTTGCACCTGTAGTATTGGCGTATAAAGCCCTATAATCACCAACAGCAGTATTTCCAGCAGATGAGGTAGTAGCATTTAATGCTTGATAACCTATAGCTAAATTAGAGCCACCTGTTGCTACAGCAGCAGCTTGATAACCAAATACTGTGTTATACGAATTTCCACCCTTACCAACAGTAAGACCTGATATAGAAGCGTCATTGGTGACTGTGAGGTTGGTGAAGGTTTGTGAGCCGGAAGTGAGGGCTAGTGTGCCTGATACGGCTGGGAGGTTTAAGACTGTGCTGCCCGCTGTGGATGGGGCTTGGAGGGTGATTGACCCCGATGTATCGCCAGCAATTACTAAACTTGACATGTGATTTCCTTATAAAACAACCCAGCGAGAGCCGCTGGAAACAGTTACAGTTACACCGCTTGCCACAGTAATGGGGCCAGCACTTGATCCGCTAGAGCCAGATGCAATAGTATAACTTACTGATACTGTTTGGCTATTTACATGAATGCCGTTTGTGGCATTTACAATAGATGATTGTAATTCACCAGTAGATGGTTTGTATAAATATTTGGCGTTACTAGTATAAACTGTAGTAGCTGTACCGGATGTTGCATTAGCAAAAATAGGATACAAATTACTTGCTGTAGAGGTATCATTGCTAATTACTGAACCGCCCACTGGCAACCATGATGGGGAGCTACCGGCGTAGCCTTCAAACTGGAATGTATCCGTGTTGTAGCGGATCATACCGGTTACTGGGCTAGCTGGTTGTGCTGAAGTTCCACCTTTTGCTACAGTAATTGCACCGGTGAGATCACTAAAATTACCGTTTGTACGAGACAAAATAGCGATAGCTTGAACTGCACCGCCATTGTTCTTATAATACAGTTTGCCGTCTGTAATGTTAATTGCTAACTCACCGTTTACCAGATTGGCAGACGACGGTGTGTTACTTGCTGTTGCGCTATAGTAAAGCGCTATTGGTGTGTAGCCGCTTTGTGCCATCTAGAACGTGCCTCCTGCAATGCCACCAGTGATTGCGTTGGTGGACGAGTTATAAGTTAAATTGGTGTTTGTTAACACTGGCAAGTTGCCTGTTGTTGCAGTAACAAACGTCAAGTAGTTTGTTGTAGCTGCGCCGGTAGTTATTGCCACGTTGCTTGCGTTAGTAGCTGTCGTGGCTGTTGCTGCATTACCACCAATTGACAAGCCAGCCGCTGTGCCAGTAATGTTAGTACCAACCAAGGCGCTAGGTGTGCCCAAATTAGGAGTAACCAGTGTTGGGCTGGTTGCAAGTACTACGTTGCCAGAACCGGTTGTTGATGTGCTAGACGCAGCAGTTAACTGACCTTGAGCATTAACAGTAAAGTTTCCTAGTGTGTAGCTACCTGCTGTTACCGCTGTGTTAGTGATGCTAAACTGAGTACCAGTTAAAGTTAAACCAGTACCGGCAGTATATGTACCTGCACCGGAAAACTGTACCCAAGTAACAGGTGTAGTTCCTAATGTGCCACCCGGGTCTACTGTACATACCCAGCTGGTGTCCGCCTGTGTAGTTCCGACTTCAACAAACACGTACGCAGAAACCAATTGGTTCCAAGTGTTTGCATCAGATGAGCGGCTCCATGCGCCTGAAGACGATACGTAGATACCGTTTTGCGACTGGGTTGTCTGGTTTTTAACCAAAACACGACTTGATGATGTCAAGAAGCCATCAATAGTCTGCTCGCCAGACAGGGTAATGTTTGCTGTTGTAGCTACGTAGACCGGTGCTTTAGTGCTTAAACCGGAAGCAATATTATCAACGTACTGTTTAGTAGCTAATTGAAGTGCGCTTACTGGGTCTTGTGTTACTGTAACGCTGGTTAGGCCAGCTAGTGTTAGCGCTGTGCTGCCTAACGAAATTCCAGTGGTGCCAATGGTGATTGAGCTATTTGCCAACTGGGCGTTACTGATTGTGCCGCTCAAAGCGGTCGTAGGAATCGTTGTAGAGGCCGTAGCAGCGCCTGCGCCGTTAGCGTATAGGTAACCAGTCAGACCAGTTACAGACAGGCTGTTAAGGGTCGCTAAACCGCTAGAAGATAGCGTGGTAAACGCACCGGCTGCTGGTGTAGACCCGCCGATTGCCGTACCGTTAATTGTGCCACCAGTAATACTTACTGAACTAAACGCACCAGATGCGGCGCTCTTAGAGGCAATAACTTGAACAGCGTTGGTATTGTCTTTGTAGTACAGCTTGCCGTCAGTAACGTTAATAGCCAGCTCAGAACCGGAAGAGCTGTTGGTAAGGTTAGCCGCAGACGGCGCGTTAGACGCTGTCGTGGAGCTGTATATTAGTATGGGGGTATAGCCAGACTGAGCCATGTATTTACCTTAAAATATTCCGCCGCCGATACCGGTGGTGGCTGTAACGATGGGAGTTGTCAATGTGCCAGCTCCGGGGTTAAACTGTAATTGTGTAGATGCTACGTACTCTGTTGTTGGTGTGCCACTGGTTACATCTGTAAAAATAGGGTAGCGTACTGCGTTGGTGCTGTTGTCGTTTGCAATTGTGGCGCCACCAGCTCCGGGCTGACCTGCTGGAATACCGAAGTTAAACACTGCATTTTGCGTTGTTCCAACGTTTGTTACTGTTGGTGTAGAACCATAAGGTAGTGTTGTTGCAGAACCTGCATTTACACTAGCTGATGCTCCAGCGGGGCCTACAGGTCCCGTTGGTCCGGTAGGTCCTTGTGGGCCGACTACATTACCACAGTCAACTGTACCGCCGGTGGTTAAGGTCAGAATTAAATGACCAGCACCATTAATTGTTGCATTTGTGTACCCAGGAATTGGGCCGGTGGTAGAAGTTGTTCCATCACTGTAATAAAATACTAAATAGTTTTGAGCATTTAGTACTACGTTAGTAATTAACTTACCAGGTGATACTGCGTTAGCAATCAGACTTACTTGTACTTGCTTTGTAACGCCTCTTTGTACAATTACAGTTTGTTCATCGCCCGTTACGGAGATAGCGACTGGTAATTGAGTTATCGACTGATCTGCCATTTTTAGGTATAAGTAAACGCACCGTACGCTGTACTATTGCCAAACGGAGAAAATACCTCAACGTCTACAATACCAGTAACCGCATACGCTGGTGTCACTGCTGTAATAGTTAATGAGTCTACTAAATTAAATGTTGTTACAACGCCGCCAATCTTAACAGTTGCAATATCTGTAAAGTTGCTGCCATGAATTGTGACATTTGTACCACCAGTTTTTGGTCCAGTGGCGGGAGATATAGAACCCACTTTTGGAGCCAATGTCATAGGTGATGGCACCACGTTACTCATAGTATTCAAATCACCTTGGGTATTTGCTGATGGAACACCCTCAATAAATATTGAATTACCATTTTGAAATCCGTTTTCTGTTGTAATTTCGTTACCGCCAATTGGGCCAGTAGCAATAGATACATCAGGACGTGGAAAACGCAATGCAATGTTTTCTGTTTGTAAAGCTGGAAGACGCCAAGGATCAAAATTATCTCGATCTTCCTTACATACCCTCATTCCGGGGAAATTGGGGTCTGGCATTAAATCTACATACGCAAATTTCCTACTGCAGCGATCGCAGATCGCCACAGATAGGACTGAATTACCCCGCGTATCAATGTAAACAGGCATTTAACTGCCTTAAGCTGACTGACAATCGTTTTTAATCAATTTACCAGCAATAATCACACCTGCAGCAACTGTAGTAGCTGTGCTTGTTACTAACTGCCATTGAATATCAGTTTTTTCTGTATAAGCAAATGGATCAGAAGTTCTATTGGCTGTGTAAATGGATACAAATGGTTGTTGTAAAACAGTTAATTTTATACCAGTGTTATTGTTGATAGCTTGTACTTTGTAAGTGACAATGTTTGCTGATGTGTAGCTATTTGATGTATTAACTTCTGCAAAATCCAAATAGAAAGTATATCCTGCAGGGACAGTGTATACCGTACTTTGTGATTTACCAATACCGGCGTTAATTTGAGCTAAAATATTGCTAGACTGTTTAACAGTAATTGTACCAACGTTAGTTGTTTGGCTTGTACCCGGTGAAGTCATTAACAGGCTATTAATACGGAAGTAGCTATTAACGGTTGTGACGTTAGTTGTTCCATTTAACGCAATAGTTTCAGAAATTGGAGCAAAATTTGCATCTAAACCAGAAATTAAAATTTTTGCGCTAGTATCATCAGATGTAGATGTACTTACAACAGTCATCGTAGACGCTGAAGTTGGGTATGTATAAGCTGTTGCGTTTTCCCAAACTGGAATAGAAGTATTGCCTACGGCAGCTTGGTAGCCAAACAAACTTAATGTTTGGTGCCCCATAATTTGACCGCGTGAAACTTGTAAGTCAAATGGCTCGTAAGCACCTTGAACAGTTACGGAATGGGGAGGGGATGTAAACGGATTGTAGGCGTTAGCCATGTATTTCTCCTAAACGGTTAAAAGAGGCGGGACTAGCCCGCCATCTAAATTAGTTATTTGTATAACCAGAACCGTAGGCAGTGATAGAACCGTCAACGTTACGTGCAGTGTAATCTACAGAGAATGTGCCGCCCAAAGTACCGGTGTTGGCAGATACAGTAGCTGCAGAGAATGTCAATGTGGCGTCGAGTGTGCCAATGTTTTCAATAATAGCTGCAGTTGCTGCAGTTGCTGTGAATACACCAGCGATACGACCACCAGCTGCGGTTGGAGTAATTGTACCAATTGCTGTAGTTGTCAAAGAACCATCGGTTGGGCTAGTCTGAACGATAGATACAGTGATTACACCACCAGTCAAACCAGTAGCTGCTACGTCTTGATAGAGGGCGATGCTTTCAATGATTGCGCCAGCTGGCAATACGAATGGAGTTACTGTAGTAGAACCGATGTCAGCAGTTGTTAAAACTGTTGCGCCAGAAGTTGTACCTACGATTGGGTTGGTGATGTAGCTTTGTTGTGACAGACGGGCTGCACCAGTGTTGTCTGGGGCGATTGTGCCGTTGTTTGTTGGGTTATTGCGTTTAAATACGCGAATGGGTGTTGTAAATGTAGATGACATGGTATTTCCTTATCTTAGTGGGTGTCCCAAGCTGTCTCTAAGTCGTCTCACCGGGAAGTGTCGGCGGTCAGAATGGGATTAATCTTCCTATTTATACTAATGCAAAATCCACACCTTTTCCGCCCTAAAATGCAAAAAAGCCACCTTGTGGGTGGCTTTTTTGTTACTACGAGAGGTTTGGATTACAAACCAGCTGTACCGAACACGTTACGTGCATCGTGCCAACCTGTAGCATAACGCTCAGTGGCTTTGTAACGCATAGAATCAGTCTCGAAGTCACCTTCCATGGATTTCTCCATTGGACGACGCATTACGAGCATGAGACCATTTTCTGCATCGGTTTGAACCCACCAGGCTTTGCTTGAGGACAAACGTGTTACCACGTGTGTGCCTTTTGGCAACATACCTGTTGATTTGATTGGGTTCAAATCGTTGTCAGCTGTACCAGAACGGAGAACAGACTTCAGAATTACTTCTGCCTGGAACTCAAGTGCTGGTGGAACAACTAACTGTTCTGCTTTCAAACGGATACGCTTGCCGTTGTTGTCGATAGCGCCACGGATTTGAATTAACATCTGTTCAACAGAAGTTTGGCTCAAAGAAGCAGCTGTAGACAATTGGTTAGAGTATGTCAAACCGTTAGCAACAGGGTGAGCTGTGTTGATCAATGTTACGCCATCACCACCGACATAGCCGGTTGTAAATGCGAAGTTGAGCAAGTTAGCGCACAATGTTTCTTTGGTTTCAATCATTGACTGAGCAAGGTGCTTAGCAAATGTTGAACCGATACGGATGTGATCACCGTCTTCCATCAAAACTTTGGTCAAGGCGTATGCCAAGCCATAGATTTGGTAGATAAAGCGAGTGATGTACAGTGTACCACCTTGATCGTAGCTAACTGGAGTGCCGTCAGGCATTGCAGGAGCTGCGTTCATACCATAAAGCATTACTTCTTCATGGTAATTGCGTGGGATACCTTGGATCTGTTCAACAAATCCTTTCCACTCGTCGTCGCGTTGTTCGTAAACGCCATCAAAGACTTCGTTGATAATCGGCTCGACTACCGCACGAAAGTCTGTACTACGCATTGGGGTTGCCATTGCTTATTCCTTTCGTATTATATTAGATCGAGACCGAAGCGGCTACAAACATATTGTTTGCGATCTGTACTTGAACAATCGTGTAAGCGTCGCCCCAGCTGTTATTGCTGCCAGCTGGATATGCTACTTCACGGCCTAATCCAACAACACGTACTTGACCTTGAGCGCCTGCAGCAACTGGAGTTGCTAAAAGAGCTGTAGTAGAGAAGCCTGCGCCACCTACACCAATAGCTGTACCATCAGTTACGAGGGAGCCAGAAGTTGTGTCAAAGTTGTATTGAGTACCGATAGCTGCAGTTGTTACTGAGCCATTGCACTGGATTTCATAAATCAATGCTGGGTCTTGGAAGATCCAGAAAATGATCTGAGTAGAAGCGTCCAAAGTTGCCTTTGTTGCGTATTTAGCTACTGCACGACGACCGTCAGAGTTGGTGTACTCAACGCCATCGAAAGAGCCATATACACGACCAATGGTTGTGGATGCTGCTGCTTGTGCTGCTACTGTTAATTGACCTGATGCTGTCAAAGCCACTGGGGTGTACTGATAAAACGCAACTTGTGCGCTAGTCAGACTGTAAGGGGCTGTATAGGTTGTTCCTGGATTGTAGGTATTGGTGCCTACAAATGGTACAGAACGATCTAAGCCACTTGGGTGGTAGACAGGCTTCAGACCAAAGGGTTTAAATGTTGTGGACATTTATTGTATTTCCTTTGTTTTTGAAGAATGTTATTGGAAACGAATGTTTTTATTATTCGCTTTTGCGGTGTCCTTTTCCATCTCCAAAAGACCACCTTCCAAGTGGCTACGGCCGCCATTTTTTCCCTCTGCAGCCCCACGGACTTGAGCCGTGATGTTGCGTTGGTGCTCGAGAGGATCCTCGAGATGTAGCATGCGCATAACTTCTTGGTAGATGTCTTCTGGTAATTTGAAGAGCACCATTTCGTTACAACTAACACAGCCTTCAAACTTGCCCGAGCTCATTTTGCCTAGTCCTTCAAAGCCCTTACCTAAATCAGAGGCTTTAACTGGCTCATAACCCAACGCCATACGTTTGTCGATACTGTCGTAAGTATTGGTTGTTGACAACCAACACAAGTGCATCCCCGGGATAATCCCTGCAGGAAGATCGGGCAACGCACTATTTGCCCACTTGTCTCTAAACGCATCAAGGCGTTCACGACGTGCAATGTCATCTGGATTCGCAGTTGTTGCGCGTTCCATTACTTCTTGTGCTCGATCGGCTAAGCGATCATCTAAGTCACGTTTAATTCTTGGATTTGCCATTTTAATTAACCTTTATTTTGTCTGTCGTACGCTTGATACGCACGAATCATTTTGTTTCGTTTAGCTACGTCGTCCCATGCGCCAGCATCTTTAATTGCTTGAACTCGATCACGACTAAGCATGACGGTTCCTGGCTTTGCTACCTGTGAGCTGCTCGACCGATTGGAGGATGTTGGTCCTGCCTTCTTGTTGGACGAGTTGCCCTTTGATGCGTAGCGGTGTGGTAAACGTGCCTGTAAACGATTATCTAGTTCTTCCCAGTATTCTGGATCTGCTGCATCCCAGCCTTCACCGGCAAGTTCTTGGTCAATTACTTTGGCAATTCTACTATCTGTATCTCGAGCCTGTGGGTCATACCAAGAGTTCTTTTTGAGCCACTTGGTAGCATTCTGTTGCACTTCCGTATTAATCGGATTTGGAACATTTTGCTTTGGAGACTTGGCTGTCTCGAGTTGTTGTTTCTTATATGCTTGGACCTGAGCCAAACGTTGTTTAGCGTCTGTTAACTG